AAAGAGTTCAAGACTCTTCTCATAATATAGTTGAAAGCGTTACGGATAGTTTTCAAATTGAATTAGCAGTTAATGATACTTTAGAGTATTATGTACTAAGAGATGATGATGGAGCAAATGCAGGTGGGCTATCTTATATAAGAGCAAATGCAAGTAGTCCATTACCGGATGTGCCTGTATCACGCATAACAATGCATAAATTTAATTAAAAGTGGATATTAGAAAAATATCAATTGGCCCCGACTTCAAGTCCGGGGCTATGCATTATATTGTCGGTCAGGAAATTCTTAACGGTTCTCACAAAATTCATTTGATTCAAAGAGACCTAAAAACTTTAGCAATAAAGATTTGGATAGAAAGAGAAGATGAAGTACTTTTGTGGAAAGAGTTTAACTCTAATATGCCAATTTCAATCGAGTTCAATATAAACTTCTAAAATGAAGTCTCCATTTAATTTTATTGTTACTCCTGTAAAAGGGAAACGATATTCTAATACCACTAATATAGGTGGAATGGATTTTATTACAAGCACTTCAGAAGAAAATCATCACGCTTCCAATCGTGAAGCAATAGTTATCGAAACTCCAATAAACTACAATGGTCCTATAAAAATAGGGGATACACTTCTTGTTCACCATAATGTTTTTAAATTTTATAATGATATAAAAGGTAGAAGAAAAAGTGGTAAGAGTTTTTTAAAGGATAATTTATTCTTAGTAGATAATGAACAATTTTATTTATACAAACAAAATAATAAATGGCATAGTCACGATAGATATTGTTTTGTAAAACCTATAGATAAATTAAAAAGCTTTATAGAAAAGTCTTTTAAAAACGAACCTTTAATGGGTGAAGTAGTTTATCCTAATGATTATTTAAAATCAAAAGATATAAAAAAAGGGGATAGAGTATGTTATACTCCGGATAGTGAATATGAGTTTAAAGTAGATGGAGAGATAATGTTTAGAATATATGACCATCAAATAACTGTAAAATTATAATGTTTGGAATAATAGATGACGTACTTGTTGACCCTAAAGGTTACGTTAAAGAAGTTTTAAACAATCCTTTTGTAGACGTTTCAGATGGAGTTAATGTATTTAAAGGTATACAACCTAGAAGTAACGATGAGTTTGAAAAAAAAGTATTAGAAATCTTTGATGGTTACGAGGTAGCTTTTAATTTTATTCGTCAATCTCCTTACTTACAAGAAGAACCAAATTATTTACACAGCGATGAAATGATGGGGGATGTTACGATTCTTCTTTATTTAAATCAAAATTATCCTGAAGGTGCAGGAACAACTGTATACATACCCAATGATACAAAAGTAATTGACTATAAATTTAATAGGATGTGTTGGTTTGATTCTAAAGAATTACATTCTAGAAATATAAAAGAAAACTTTGGTGTTGGCAATGAAGCAAGGTTAGTTCAAGTAATATTTTTAAAAGATAAAAATGAACTCAATAGAACTTAGAGAGGAAATAATAAAAGCAGGTCGTAGAGCTGTAAAGCAATTAATTAAAGTTGCAAAAGAAGAAATTATAAAACCTGACCCTGAAGATGAGTTGGCAGCGGATAGATTAAAAAATGCTGCTGCAACAAAAAAACTTGCAATATTTGATGCTTTTGAAATACTAAAACGTATTGATTTAGAAGCAGAAAATATTTTAATAGAATCAAAGGGTCCAAACAAAACTGATACTAAACAAGGATTTGCAGAACGAAGGTCAAAATAGTTTATATCGAATTATAAAAGATTATATTCCAAAACAAGTACGTTCAAAAAAAAATAGTGGACGAACTTGGTTGTATGGTTATAATGAAAAATATGACTTTGTTAATATTTCAAAAACAGGTCAAGTTGGAAATGTAATTGAAATATCGGGTTTAAAAATAGGTCTTCCTTTAAAACCTGAATTATGCGATTCACGTCACACTACTAAATCACTTCAGTATTGGGAAAGAAAAGAGTTCCCAAAAGAATTAAGTAAAATCAATTCAATATTCCAATGGAATGATATGCCTGCTGTTTTTAAAAACAAGTGGGTAGATTATATTGAAAAAGAATTTGATAGAAGAGATGATGGTTATTGGTTTATGAATGAAGGAGACCCGACTTATATTACCGGTTCACATTATATGTATCTTCAATGGACTAATATTGATGTAGGATATCCGGACTATAGAGAAGCTAATAGAATATTTTTTATTTTTTGGGAAGCTTGCAAAGCTGACAAAAGGTCGTTTGGAATGACATACTTAAAAATTAGACGTTCAGGTTTTTCTTTTATGGGTTCATCAGAAGCTGTTAATACAGGTACTTTAGCCCGTGACTCTAGAGTAGGTATACTATCTAAAACAGGTAGTGATGCTAAGAAAATGTTTACAGATAAAGTAGTTCCTATAAATAGTAGATTACCTTTTTTCTTTAAACCAATTATGGATGGTATGGATAAACCTAAAACGGAATTAGCGTTTAGAGTTCCTGCATCTAAAATTACAAAAAAGAATATGTACGATGTAGAAGAAGAAGAGCTTGAAGGATTAGATACTACTATTGATTGGAAAAACACAGACGATAACTCTTATGATGGTGAAAAATTATTATTGCTAGTTCACGATGAAAGTGGAAAATGGATAAAGCCTAATAATATTTTAAATAATTGGAGAGTTACTAAAACCTGTTTAAGGTTAGGTAGTAAAATTATAGGCAAATGTATGATGGGTTCTACATCTAATGCGTTAGCAAAAGGTGGTA